GTCCACGACGGCGTGGCTAGCGTATTCGCCATGAGAGGTCCTGGTTAGAGCCGCCCGGCTTTCCGGTCCTTCGTGTTTTCCCGGCGAATAAAGGCTTCGACCGGTTCATCGTCGGATCCGTCGTCGGCGGCAGCATGGGGCGTCGTCCCGAGCGGCGTAATCGGGGGACGCGCCTGACTCGCGGTGGGCCGGGGCGCTGCGCCGCGCTCTTGAGGAGCAGCAGCGCCCAAGCGGGCTTCGACTTTCGCCAATTCCCGGACCACCTGGGTCGGGGGCAGCGTGGCGAGGCGCTGAAATTCTCTCGGGTCGCTCAGGTGCTCAACGAGCGCCACGGCGTGATCCGAGTCAATCCACTGGTCGGCGAGAAAACACAAGAAGGCCACGCGGTCGCGCTCGGCCGGGTTCGGGATCGCCCGAATGGCGGCCTGGTCCTGCGCGGTCAACGTCGAGAAGGGGCGCACCGTCAGGAGATCCCGGTTGATGCGCGACTCGATCGCGGGATCGGCCTCACGCGCTTTGGCGAACTGGTCGCTAAAACTGGTCGCGCGCTGCGTAAAGGTCTGTTCGAGGCGGGCGGCTTCGGCCTGCTGCCGCGTCGCGGTCTCGCGTTTGGTGTCGCGCCACTCGTCGCGGGCATCGAGCCACGCTTCAAGCGAGGCGTCGGGATGCTGCGCGAGGTAGGCGGCGTAGTCGGGGAACTTCTCCGGCGCCGCGGGTGCGGGCTGATCACGGGGCGTCTGCGTGCGCGCTTCGATCTCACGCGCTTTCCGCTCGGCGTCGTCGGCGCGGCGTTCGGCCTCGCGTTGGCGCGCAATCGCCTGATCGATCCGCGCTTGCGGGTCGTGGCGCGGTTTCTTGCTGGCGGGTTTGTCCTCGACGGGGGCCTCGGCGTCGGCGGCGGCCTCCGCGGGCGCGGCGGCGGCGAACTTCCCGGCGGCATCCCGCGCGGGCGCGGCGGCGACGGGCGTCGCGGTGATCGCGTCGGCGTCGTCGACGATCGGCGTGGCGGCGGGGGCGACGTAGGTCGACTCCGCGGTGACCGCGGCGTCAAACGCGTCGACAGGCGTCACAGTCGGTGTGTCCATGCACTCCTGAGAAAAAAGCGGGCGCCAACGGAAAAGGGCCGGGACTCACCACGCGCGCTTGTCGCGTGATCAGCCCTGGCCCTCTTCCAGTGGCGTCCTCTTGTCCTGCGGCGGCGGAGGATGTGCCGTGTCAGCCGGGTAATTAGTCCGGCTCGAGCCCGTCAGGTCAAACCTGTGAAATCAGTCTTCAGTCTGCGGAACGCGATCCATGAAGCGCAAATGCACGCGGCTCAAGATCGTGCGGATCTGGTGCTCTAAGGGATTCACGCGGACGGATCAGCCGCCTCCGAATTTGGTGACCCGTGGGCCGATCCGATCGGCACCGTCCCCGGCGTCACATTCCCCGGCCGGAATAACGTCGCCGCGACAATCCGCCGCTGCGATCCGGCCGTAAACACCCACTGCACGTAGTTCTGATCCATCCAGTAGTAAATCGTGCGCCGTGAGACGCCCGCGAGTTGCCGCGCCTCGTTGATCGAGACGAGCAGGCGATCACTCATGCGCCGCCCCAGACGACTTTCGATCTCATCGCGTGTTGCCGCGGGTCGCTTGCCCCGCATACATCCAGTGCCACGTGCGCGGCGTTGGCACCGATTCCGCCTCCGGCGACCATTCGGCGTACAGCACCGACGTCGCCCAATACGTGTCGCTCCCGTCGAGCGCGACTTTCAGATTCGCGCTACCCGACGACTTATCCCACACACGCACGACTTGCGCGGGCAGCACATCGCCCGCCGCGACCGAGTTGCCGATGTGCGCTTGCGCGCCGCGTGGCCAACTGAGATCGCCTATGAGCTCAGCGATACTGTTTGCGGTCGTGCGACGACGATTGACTTCATCCGCGCTCTGCGCATCGAACACGAAGTACACGATCCGCCCTGCGACTAATCCGTCCATTACTCGGCTCCCGTCTCTGGCGGCTGTAACGCCGCTTGCTGGACCGCCGCGTCGCTCGCGTGCGCGGCTGCCTGATCGCCTTGCTGGAGCGTGTGGTCCTGCCCCTGTTCCGCCTGGACGACCGCCTGTTCGTGCGCTTGCTGCGCCTGCTGCAGGGCTTGCTGGTGCTGCTGCTCGGCCAGATTCATCTCGTGCTGGCGATCCATCGCGTTCTGCGTGGCCTCGTGCGATTGGGTCTGGTTCAAGGCGAGCGCTTCTTCGGCGTCTTCCCGCGCGGCATCAAGCGACGCTTTCGCCGCCGTGATGCGCGCGACGGCGAGTTTCGTCGCGTTGTCCATGACGGTTTTCTGCAGATCGACCGACGCCTTGATCTTGGCCTGCGTGATCTGGCCGTCGACTTTCACTTGGTCGGTTTCGAGCGCCTTGGCCATCGCCTGCAGCTGCTGCTGGAGGTGCTCGAGCGCGGCTTTCGCCTGATCGAGTTGCAGCTTCGCGTCTTGCTGGCCGTCCTGATCCTGGAGGGGCGGCGGGAGCATCTTCTTGATGCGGTCGGCGGCTTCCCGGTGGCCGGGGAAGTCGGCAAACTTCAGATAGATATCGCCGAGAATCTTGAAGAGTTCGGGCTCGGCCTGAAACAGTTGCCCGAGTTCGTCTTTGCCCTGCTCGACGCGCGACTTATACGCCTTGCCGACCGAGACGGTGACGCCGTAGCGCCCCTTCGTCAGGTCGTAGTGCTTGGCGTCGGGCGGCGGAGGCATCCCCGGGGGCAGCGGCCGCGGCCGTTTGTTCTGCACCGTGAACGGCGCGTTGAACATCACCTGTTTCGGGTTGTCCTCGCCGTCCAAAATCCGCGCGACGCGCCCCGGCCGATCGTAGACGTGCGGGATCAGATCGAGCACGACGCGCGCTTCGTGCGTCATGCTGATTTCGGCAAGGTTGTCGAGCCAGTTCGAATTGGCTTGCTCGGATTGCGACTGCAGGGCGAGCGTCGCACCCTTGGTCCGGACGTTCGGCGATTGATTCCCGAGCGAGGGTTCAAAGGTTGCGGTCCCCGCGTGAATGAACTCGCCCGCCTGCTGCAGGAGCATGGCGTTGACTTGCATCTTGCTCATGTCGGCTTGAATCGGGACGGGCTCGCCAAGGTCCTGGCCGTTCACGAACCGGCGATACGGCAGATACGGGAAGTTGCGGACGTTTTTCTGTTGCCACCACGTCTCGTACTGCTCAATGGCTTGCGGATCGATCGCGTGACTCGCTTTGGTTTCGAGGGCCGCCATCTCCACCGACGCACTCGCGGCGTAGTTAAACAACCGCTGCGCGTCTTTGTTCTGGCTGATCAACCCGACGCAGCGCTTCTCCCCGTCGAAGGGGATCAGTTCGCGGCCGACCGTGCGCACGAGCGGAATGTAGCGCCCGTCCCAGACTTGCGCGTCGAGCTGTTCGATGGCGTTGAGCGTGCACCAGTGGACGACGCGTGTCGCTTTCGGGCGCGTCCCGCCGTCCCACGTCGCATCTTCGGTCTGCGTCTCGACGGTGAAGTACTCCGCGACGCGAATCGCGCGCGCGTCGCCGTCGCCGGTGATCCAGCCTTCGTGCTCATTGCCCAGTGCGACAAACGCTTCATCGCTATAGGCGGCCAGCGCGGAGTCTTGGTACTGGCGCCGGTAGCGGGCGATCGGGACGTCGGTGACGACGAATGCGTACTCGGCGTCGGAGGCGTCCGGCTCATTCGCGGCGGGATCGAAGTAGACCGCGCCTTGTTCATAAATCCGTTTGATGACGATCTTCTGGTCGGACGGGTGATCGCTATCGTCGTCGTACTCTTTCAGAATCCGGTACGCCCCGCGCCCGGCTTTCACCGCGCGTTCAAAGGCCCAACTGCGCGCCAGATTCGCGCGTGAGTCGACTTCAATCGCCCGGTAGAGCCCCTGGAGGACTTCGGCCGTGTCGTCGTCGGCCTCTTCGGTCAAGGGATGCACCTGGACGCCGAGGTGCGCGGCTTTCTCTTGATTCAAGACGAGTTGAATCGGCTGATCGAGTTTCGGGATCGCAAGCATCGGCCGCGCGGCCAAGGCGATCCCGTTGACCGTTTGCGCGGTGCGCTGGTCGCGGACCTCGGCGGGCCACTGGAGCTCGGGGACTTGGAATTTCAGATCGTCGATCTCGCGCGTGCGTTGCTGGGCCTCGGCCTGGACGCAGATCTGGAAGCGATCGAGCGCCTCTTGGACGAGGTCGGGCGTCTTCGTGTCGTCGCTCACGCGTGTGTCCTTCGTGCGGCCAGCTTGGCCTCGTGGTCGCGATCGGTTTCGACCGTCTCGATGAACGCCACGACGGCCATCATCACGAATTCGCCGATCGACAGCGCCTGCGCCCGCGCGGCGGCATAGAGACGGCTCCGTGACGCGAGATCGAGTTCGCGTAGGAGGTGATATTCCAAGCGCCGGACATTCTCGTTCATCGATGACACGGCGCGCCGAGGACGCGGAAGTCGGCCGAGAGTTCGCCCGACCCAAGGTCGTAAGACTCGACATACAGGGCGCAGAGGCCGAGGTTCTTCGACTTGACCCGAACCGCCGCCGGTCCCGCGACCGGTACGGGTGCCTCATAAAACCGCGCAATGTGGCGACGCTTGAGGGTCCGCGCCATCGCGCGGGCCGCTTGGCTAATCACGTAACGCGCGCGCGGCTGGTCGTGGCGCCACCGCGTGGACGGCTCGACCGGAATCGAGAACGTGACGAGATCGCGCCGTGGTCGCGTCGTCAGCACGGGGTGCAGGCGGTCAAACTCCCACGCGAGGTGCACCAGAAACTCTTTCGCGGCCCACGTCGGCGTCAAGGCGGTGTTGGTCATCGGCCGCTCACCAGCCAGCGCAGGCGGCCGAGGAACCCTTTGCGGCGGATCGCGTCGCGCTCGAGCCGGACACGGGCGTCGCTCAACGCGCCCTCAAGTTGGAAGACGGTTTCGCTCAGCGCGTCGACCTTCGCGGACAGATCCGCGACAAACTCACGCGTCACTTGAATCGCCTGGGCCTGCGCGTCGAAGGTCTGCGCGACCGCCTGTTGAAATTTCCGGCGTTGGATCTCTTGCGGGCGGAATCCGGCGTTACTCATGGGCGACGTTCAGGGTGCGGGACCGGTGCGGCCGAGTGCAAACGCGTCACGTGCCCAACCAGCCGTGCGCGCCTCGCGGGAGTGGCGCTGGCGCATGCACGACGCGCGGCAGGCGGACCGGCATCGCGAAGGTGAGGACAAAGGCATCGGCGTCATCCATGCACTCGATGCGCGTCAGCACGTCTTCCTTCGGTTCGAGCACCAGTTTGCCCGATTTATCGATGTGGTAGCCCGGCGCCGTCAGTTGTTCCATGAGGTCCTCTTCATCGGGCAGCGCCCCACGGAGCAGCCAGTCCTTCGCCGTGGCGTACATATGCGCCCGCATGTTTTTCCGGTGCGGATCGGGCGAGTCACCGCCGAAGTTGATCTCGAAGACGTTCTTGAAGCCGAGCGCCTCCAGTCGGGCCACGATCGGCGCGCCGAAGGCGGAATCGACGAAGAGCGCCGAGAGCTTGTGCTCGGGTCGCGTGTCGCGGAGCAGTTCCGCGCAGACGGCCACCCGCTGATTGCGGTCGGGATCCTTCTCCCCCGGGATCCGAATCGGCTCACGGACCTTCCCGTCTAGGCCACGCCGGAAGCGGATGACGTTCCACGCCTTGCCGCCGCCCGAGACATCGAAGCCGGCGACCAGCGGCTCGTCGGGCAGCGCGATCTCGATGCGCCGGCGCGCCGCCTCCACGCGCCCTGTGTCGATGTACTGCAGCTCGTCGGCGCGCGGCGGCAGGCCACGCACGCGGACACGGAAAAAGTCCGAGTCCTCGCCGTAATCCTCACGCCACTGCGCGATTTGCCCTTTATTGGTCAGCTTTGAGGTGCGTGAGTCGACGATGCGGACGATGTAGCGTGATTTGCGCGTGCCGAAGCACGCGGCATGGAACGCGCCTGTATTGCGGGTCGGGTTGCCGAACAGAAACTGAAACGGCTCGCCATCGGTCAGTCCGCCTTCTTCGACCTCGTGAATCGTGTCGGGGACGGCTGAGTCTTCGTCGTTGATGTAGATCGAACTCGAGGTGGCTTGGTGCTGGCCCGCGAAGGCTTCGGAGTTGTGTTCCTTGCTGGATTGCCGCGCGATGAACCACGACTCGGGGGCGAGCGTGTGGTAGATGCGCTCGGTCGTGCAGCGGAACCAATGCGCGGTCAGGCATCGCTTGTGCCACACCTGAATCGCTGGCCAGGTCTTCGTGTTGAGCTGCTTGATCGTGTTGGCCGTGACCGTGCCTTGGCAGTGCGGCCGGGTCGAGAGCAGCCACTGGACGAGCCAGCCGACCATGGCTGACTTGCCGATGCCGTGGCCCGAGGACACCGCCCCGCGGACCGCGGGCACGGGATCGACGCCGTTAAAGGCATTGGCCCGAACCTGTTGCCCGACCTCGCTCAGAAACTCGCGCTGCCAGGTGTCCGGCCCATCGTAGGGCTCGAGCGGCCCCGGCTCGCCCCACGGAAAACAGGCGCTAACGAAGCCCAG